ATCATTGATGATGCAAATAAAATGCAGGGCGACAAAAATTGTTGTCATTAGGGCGGCGATTGCGGCGCCTTCCCATAAAAGTCTGAACGACATTTGCTCTCTCCATTAGTAGGTGGAGAGAAAATATGTTTCCTAAAAGATATCTAAGTCAACAAAAAAATGTACGTCCTGTACATTACGCAACAATCAATCAGATGATCGAGCCGTCCGCAGATATGCCTGCAAGTCTGCCAGCAGTTCGGCTGGCATGTGGAGCAGCTCGTCTTCGGTGATGCCGATCACGGCGTTGCCAGTTTTTTGCTGTTGAACACTTTCGGTGCCAATAACATCGGCGACGGACACATCAAAAAACTGCGCTAGTTTCTCAGCTAGTTCCAGCTTTGGCTGAGCCTCGTGCCGCGTGTAACGGCGCAGCGTATGCGGCTGAACGCCAATCGCGACCGCGAGCTTTGCGATTGTGATGTCATTCTCGGCGGCGAGCCGCCGGATCTGATTCTTTCTGTTCATAGGTTCAGACTGACACGTTTGCGCACGTTATGTCCAGATATATAGGTTGCTGTTGTGGTAATAATTTATTACGACATTTGCAGGAGATGAGAAATGCTGCTGTCTGACTACATGGTCGAAGAGAACCTTACCCACCAGGCGTTGGCCGATCTGCTCGGCGTAACACGCCCGACTGTCAGCTATTGGCTGTCCGGCAAGACAAGACCGGCACCTGCCTCGGCGCTGCTGATCAAGAAGATCACGCGCGGACGAGTCACACCAGACGATTTCCAAAATGCTTGGGAGCGCGCGCGATGAGCGGCGGTCGCAATAACAAGGCGCGCGGGTACGCGCTAGAGCGCGAGGCGGTGTTGGCCGCTGAAGCTGCCGGGCTTGAAGCCAAGCGCGTGTTTGCTTCGGGCGCATTTAAAGAACAGCTCGGCGAGGACTTTGCTGGCGATGTCGTCATCGAGGGTCTGCGCTGCGAAATGAAACGCCGGAAGAGTGGGTTCAAACTCCTCTACGACGCATTCAATCAGGATGACGCCGACGTTGTCGTCGTGCGCGCCGACCGATCACCGCGCCTCTACATGCTGCGCGAAGAGACATTCCACAATTTGTTGACGAGAGCGAAGGAGAGAGACAATGGCGTTGAGTAGCGTGATCACAGGTGCCGCGATGGCACCGCCAAGACTGCTTATTTATGGACCGCCGGGTGTGGGAAAGACGACGCTGGCGGCAGGTGCAGGCAAGGGCTGCATCTTTGTGCCGACCGAAGAAGGCGCGGACGTTGTCGGCGTCGATCGGTTTCCGTTGGCGCAGTCGGTTGCTGACGTAATGAAAGCGCTTGATGAGCTGTTAACGGAAAAGCACGACTACACCACGGTCACGATTGACAGTCTCGACTGGTTTGAGGCGCTGACCTGGCAAGCGGTCTGCGAGGAGAACAAGCTCAACTCGATCGAGGATATGGGCTACGGCAAAGGCTACGTCGCCGCGCTCGGACATCACCGCGCAATGCTTGGCAAGCTGACGCAGCTCCGACGCGAGCGCGGCATGGCGTGCGTATTGCTGGCGCACAGCCAGGTCAAGCGGTTTGAAGACCCGACGACCGAAGCGTTTGACAGGTTTGAGATCAAGCTGCATCGCCGCGCGAGCGACCTCTACACCGAGTTCGCTGACGTGGTCGGCTTCGCCAACGTGCGGATGACGACGAAGGAAACGACTTCGTCTTTTGGTCAGAAAAAGATCAAAGCCGTCGGCTCGGGCGAGCGCGTTCTGCGCGTGGCGTCGCGCCCGAACTTCGTTGCGAAAACCCGATACCCGATGCCCGACGAGCTGCCGCTCGAATGGGGCGCAATGATTTCCGCAATTACAGGTGAGAAGGAAAAAACAAATGGTTGAGTTGAATTTTGATGTAGACCCCAACGCGGTCAGCGACACGAGCTTCGGCCCGATCCCTGCCGGAGAATATGACGGCGAGATCGTCGCCGCTGACGTGCGCGTTTCTGGCGCTGGTCACAACTATCTCTCAGTCCAAGTGAAGATCGAGGGCAGGGGGTCCGTTTGGGACAACATCAACCTTTGGCACCCGTCGTCGTCGGCGGTTGAGATCGCGCAGCGCAAGCTCAACGAAATCGGTGTGGCGCTCGGCCTTGGCAACATCGGCGACACCGATCAGCTCGTCGCCAAGCGCGTGAAGGTGTCGGTCGGTTTTCAGAAGTCGGACCCAACCCGAAACGAAATCAAAACCTATTCGTCGCCAGCTTCGGCGGCGTCCCCAGCGCAAGCAGTCCCTCCCTCTGCTGCTGCGCCAGCCCCACCACCGGCAGGCGGTGCTGCGCCTGCGTGGCGGGGCTAGTGCTTGGGGGCGCTGCGCTGATGTAGCGCCCCCATTTTCTAGGGAGAATTGCGTGGTTAAAATCGAAATTACAGACATCGACCCAGTGCTGGTTGCCGCTGATGAGGCGTTGGAGAAGCGCGAAGCTGCGCGCCCCCGGCGATTGCATCTGGGCATGTCATCGGCCGGCCGGTGTGGCCGTGAGCAGTATTACAACTGGCTGTGGACTGGCGGTAAGCCGATTGCCGCGCGCGGTCTCAAAGCGATTGATGATGGCAACCGAGGCGAGGACGTGGTCGCCGCGCGGATACAGGCGGTTGATGAGATCCAGTTGATGACCACAGACCCAGAGACTGGGCGGCAGTGGGAGGTGATCGATGCCGGTGGGCATGTGCGCGGTCACATGGATGGGATTATCTATCATCACCCGACTGCGTCGGCGACGACGCATGTGTGGGAATGCAAGATCACAGCGGAGAAGAAGCTCAATGAGTTCCGCAAGATCAAGGCGCGCGACGGGTCGAAGGCCACGCTGCGCCAATGGAACTTCGTCTATTGGGTGCAGGCCCAGCTCTACATGCTCTACGGCGGGTACACGCGGCACTGGTGCGTAGTTGCGTCAGCCGGTTGCCGTGATTGGGATGCTTGCCGCACCGAGCTGGTGCGTGACGAGGCTGAGTTTTACGCCGAGCGCCTGCGCGACATGGTCGAGCATGTCGATGAGCTGCCGGCGCGTGTGAGCGAAAGCCCCAACGCCTTTGAGTGCAAGTGGTGCGACTTCCGATCGATCTGCCACGAGGGCAGGGCGGTCGAAGAGAACTGTCGAACTTGTCGCCACGCGCAGCCCGTGGACGGGCCGCAGTGGCACTGCTCGCTGCATGACGAACTGCTGTCGCCGGAGACGCAGGCCGAGGGCTGCCCGGACTGGTCGGTGCGGGGGTCGCTCGCATGATGTGTCCCGATTGCGGCGAGCTGCGGCACGAAGGCGAATGCAAGGCAGTGCTTTGTCCTGACTGCGGAGGGGAAGGGCGCGTTGAGGAAGAATACGAGGTCGGCGGCTACTCACCCGATCGGTGGATGGAAATACGCACGCGCATGGTCGAGTGCGAACGCTGCGGCGGCTGGGGCGAGTTGGAAGAGGACGAATGAGCGCGCGAGCGCTGTGTTGGGTGTGCCTGCGCGCAGAACGCGGCTTTGGCTACGACCCGGCTTTGCGGGGTGAGCGGGGGCCGATGCGCTGGTTCTGCTCAAGAGACCATCAACGGCTAAGCAGAAGGAGAGAGATGTTGGCTGACTGGAGTGAGAGAGAAGAGGAGATCATCTGGGAAGGCGTGCGCTGCGGTGGCGAGTACCTCGATGAGCTGGGCAAGTCTGACCTGGCGGTGCTGACGAAGGACGAGCTGGTGCAGTTCGCAAAGTGCCTGTTGCAGCGGGTGGTTGAGGAGCGGCTCATCGGTGTGGATCCGCTCGATGACGAGATCCCGTTCTGATGGCTCAAAAAAAAACTTTGCCGTCCTCGACCTGTTCAGCGGCATCGGAGGGTTCAGCCTCGGGCTTGAGGCAGCAGGAGCTTTTCGGACAGTTGCCTTCTGTGAGCGAGAGCCGTTCTGCCAAGCCGTCCTTAGAAAGCATTGGCCCGAAGTCCCAATCTACGACGACGTTAGAACCATCGACACAGATCGACTTGGAAGAGTTGACCTCATCTGCGGCGGGTTCCCCTGCCAGCCTTGGAGTGTCGCTGGGCAGCAGAGAGGCGCAGAAGATGACCGTGACCTCTGGCCGGTCATGGCTTCCCTTATTGAAGACATACGGCCTCGATGGGTCATTGGGGAAAATGTGCGAGGCTTTGTTAACGAACCGCTGGGCCTCCAGCGCAGCCTTTCTGACTTGGAAAGCCTCGGGTATCAAGCCGTCCCATTTATCATTCCAGCTTGCGCCGTCGATGCCCCGCACAGACGGGATCGGGTCTGGATTGTGGCCCACTCCCAGCCAACAAGAACCGGGGGTGCAAGTGAAGATGTGGCCGACGCCGCAGCACAGAGACTGGAAGTCGGGACAGGCGGAAAGGTACACCAACAAAAAGAACAGCAACGATTTGAACGATGCGGTGCGGATGTGGCCGACGCCGACAGTACAGGACTCAAACAAGGCCACGAAAAAATGGCGCGAGGATCATCAAAACAATTTGACGGCGGCGGTTTTCAATCCCGAAAAAATGTTCCCGACGCCAACGGCAAGGGATTGGAAAGGCGGCTACACCACAAAAGCCCTGACTCGAAAAGACGGCAAGTCACGGGCGACCGACAGCTTGGAGAATATAGCGATGGGCGGTCTGGGAACGGAGCAGTATTCTGGCCAACTGAACCCGACGTGGGTCGAGTGGCTCATGGGGTTTCCAACCGGGTGGACCGACTTAAAGCCCTCGGAAATGCCGTCGTCCCGCAAGTCGTTGAGCAAATCGGACGCGCAATCCTCGCAGCAGAGGGCGCGTGATGTCAGATAGATTTCAGAAGGTCGTCAATATCAATGCGCCGCTGCTCAAGCAGCAGGCGCAGATCGTCCGACAGTGTGTCGGGGATGCCGCGTTCACCGGCGTCCCAACGCTGCACCGTGCGAAGCGCAACGTTGAGGTCACGGGAAAGAGCGGCTTGCCAGCGAAGCCCGTAGAGGGCTTCGCCAACAGCGGTAAGTTGATCGCGGGTCATTTCTTAGTCACCACGAAGGTGCAGAAGATAGCCGATGGGACACTCATGCTTGCCCCACTCCAGCGCAAACATTTCTCTCATGCGCTTATCAATTTCTTCCGCTTCTTGGTCGGAAAAAATTCGTTCTCCCGTGCCGTAGTTAATGACTTCGCGCGGGTCATCATCAAAATGAAAATCCATCTCATTCACAAAGAGCGCGTTTATGTAGCCCTTGGCTTGGTTGATGGTTTTAATTTGCACGCCGTGGTCAATGGTCAT